AGAAAGAAAAAGTTCTACGGTAGCCTGATGTTTTTAATAGTGAAGCAATATCTGTAGTAGTTGCTGCATCTAAAATAGTTGCATCCTGTGAACTATGGCAGAACACTTTAACACGTGCTTCAATATCAGCAGCTACAGCCTGAATTTGTGAAACACTGTAAACATTATCTAAAGCTAACCCATACCATGCATTAGATTTATCTACAATTGGTGCTATAGCATCCACTGGATCAGTTTCAGCAGCAAAGCCAGTTTGTAAAGTAGCCACACCAGCAGCCATATCTATTAAAGAAACTATATCTGTTCCTGCGCCTTGAATTGAAGCAGCAGATACAGTAGAAGTAGCACCTGTAGTACCTGAAGTAATAATAAATCTACCATTACTATATTCACAAGTAGCAGCAGTAAAACCACCTGTGGCTATTGCCTGTAACCCTACTTGAATAGCAGCAGCAATTTCAGCTAATGTAGTATCAGCAGAAAAATCTAAAGCAGTAATATCTTCAGCAGTAGCACCATCAATAGAGATAGTAAAACTACCATCACTAATTAAATTCCATGTAGCTATTAAAGTTTCAATATTACCACCACCTAAAGCTTGCCCTGATTGTGCTGTTAAGTATTGGCACGAAATAGCAAGCTGTGTAGGTTTAGGTTCCTGTGAAAAATATGAAGTAGCCATAGCTAGTTCAGGATCACCATCAGAAAAATCAGCTTCTACACCAGAAATACTAGAATAAAAACGGATACGTTCAGCAGGTGGAATAACATTAGTAGTACCTAAAATATTAAGCACCCCAAAACCTGCGCGGCTTGGAAATTGTGGTGTGGTGGAAATAGCCACATTAACCACGGTATTAACTGGAATAGTCATTATTGTGACCTCATGTATTATTAATATTAATGTTTACGTTCGTTGCATTATTTCCTGATTCAGCTACACCTTCTATATTAGCTTCTTCAATGGCTGTAACTGTTTCAGTGAAATTTGATAGGGCGTGAAAAACTAAATCGAACTGTACTCTTTCTTCCCATAAATTTTTAATTACTTCTGATAACTCTTTTATTTCATTTGCACTAACAAAGCCTAGGCCATTAACTTTAAAAAATGTTATTTGTTCATTACCCTGTAGCTTTGTTTTAAATGTACTGGCATTATTAGCAGCACCTTTTTTAAAGAAGTTAAGACTAGCTGTTAATGTTCTGTGGCCTTCAATAGTTTCATCTAAATCAGATCCAGTATCATTAGCATATGTAACCCGGTCAAGACCTATCTTATTAGAAGGGGTTACATGAACAGTAGCATATGGTTCTTCAGGCCGGGGTGCATCTTGATTAGCAATAATAACAGTAATACCAGTAGCTAGTTCTACTGCATCTGCTATTAATATTCCTATTGCATCTAAATCAATCATTTATTAACCCTGCTACTATTTTATAATATCCGTGGTGGTTCCATGGTAAAACAGAAACTACGCGGTAATTAAACCCACCATCTATAATAATATCTGTATTTCTTATACCTTTTGCATCATTGGAATATACTTTTATTCCTTCTACAAAATCTTCACCTTCTGAATTAGATCTTAATTCTTTTGGGGTGGCTGGCTGTACTGAACCTTTTAAATCAGATTCAACTATTCCACCTTCCCTATAAGTATGATCCAGATAGGCCCCGGCCTGCCTTCTTTGGATCTTAACAATTCTTTGATTAAATAAAGGTACTGTAGTTAGCATCTACTTAATTTCCCATCTTACACTTTGCCTTAAATGGCCTGTATCAATTAAAGGGTTAGAAGATTTTTTATTTACTACAGTAGAAATAGCATTAGCAGGTGCTTTAACATTTACTATTTTTTCTTGTACTGCTGCTTGCATCATCTGGCCTAACAAAGCTAATACTTTTTCTGAACCTTTACCTGTTAAAATGGTTTTAGCTGCTCCATCTTTCCAGAACTTTAAAAATTCAGATCTGTTTTCATCAATAGCAGCCCTTAAAAAAGATCTTTCGGGTATCTTACCATCTGATGAACCAAATTCATTTACTAGCCCTACCATGATTACACTAGTACCATCAGGATAAGGGGAAGCATCTTTAGGTAGCCCTACTAAAACACCTGATCTTTCTTTAGCTATTTTTTGAAGTTCTTTAATAGCCTTTTCTACTTTCTTACCACCTGTGATTTTATTTTTAGCCATTTAAGCTAATCATCCCTGCACAGTATCTACGCAATAATGTCATGTACTGCTGACCATAAGTAGTAGAATTAAAATATGCATCTGAACCTTTTTCAGAATTGTTAACTGCATATGATACTGATATATCACCTACTGCCTGTGAAGCTACCGGGGCTAATGAACCCTGATTACCTGCTTTAGAAAGTTCTGCTACTGTTAAATAATGTGCTGCTAAGTAAGCAGTAATTCTATCAGCAATACTTTCTTTAAATTTGGTTTGGCTTACATCTTCTAAAGCATCATCTATAAATACTTGAACATAAGCATTAGTGTAAGTTTGGTTATCTGAATATTCAGGAAACCTTGCCCTAAATGATGTTAGATCTAATGCCATTACTTTTTATCCTTCTCTTTAATTACTTTGTTAATTAAAGCTTTTTGTTCTGTGTGTAAAACTGCACTACTGGCAGGCTTACTAGAATTTAAATACATGGCTATTAAAAATGCTGAAACTAATGCTGTAGACCATTTTAAAAAATCAGCAGTACCATGTTCTTTACCTATCCTACGTGAAATAGAATTTTCGGCTTTACCTAATCTTTTTTCACAACTATCAAATTTATTTACAATACGGGTTATCTGTTCCTGATGTCCTTCTACTATTTGTGTAGTCCTTATTACATCACCCATTTGATTTTTGATAGCGGTTAGATCTTCCATGATCACTTTTAGCATCAAATCCGTAGACATATTCCCACCTTGTACAAAAATTAAAAGTTATTTATCTTCTTCATCCAGTGCATCAATTTCTGCTTGGTTATCAGCATCAATTTCTTCTTGTGAACGATTATCTAAATTTTCTTCTAACTCTTTCTGTTCTTCATCAGCTTCAAAGCCGGGGGGTAAAATAATCCCCATCTTGCCTGTGGCTAGATCCCCTTTTTGAAGATAAGCACTTACAACTTTACTTTTCTTTAAAAGGTTCCATTCACCATCTGGAATCTGAACAGTTTGCATAGGATTAATACGGTACTTAATTAATCCCCCCCGTTTCTGACGACAATTTAAAGTCATTGGTCGTGCAGTATTATTATAAACACCAGCCATGTTAAATATCCTCTGCTATTGCTGCTGAAAGTGGGTAGTAAAGATTTACACCCGCTATAGATTCCATAGTAGGAATTACAAATTCTAATCCCTGTTCCTGTGGCGCGAAAAATTGAAGTTCACCCGGAATTTCAAGCTGTAACTTATCAGGTCTACGTGTGTACGCTACCATGATGTTTACACCTGCTGTACCAGCACCTACTAATTCATTTACAGGAATTACACTATCTGTAGATGATAGGAAAGGTGAATTCTGTACTAACCATTGTAAAATAGTAGTATCACTGTTAGAAGCACGTGGGGTAGATGCTATGTAGTTCCAGTTTGTAGGTGGAAGTAACAAAGTATCAGCACGTTCTTTCATTTTGGTGTTTTCAAAAATATCACCAAATAAATCATTAACATCAAACAGAATTTCATCAGGTGTTTTAGTAGTCCACTGTGGAGTACCACCCGCACCATTAACTACTGTTACTGAAGGAATGTTAGGGTTAGAAAGAAAGCCCGGTAGACCTGCATCAGCATTACCATTAAATGCAATTTCATTAATGCTTTCTTCTATTGCACGTCTAACAGCATTAGCACGAATTTGATCTAATGAACGTCCTGTAGATTGTGAAGCTGCAATTTCTTTAATATTGTAGCCATAAGAAGCACCTAGATCTTTAACAGGAATAGTAATTTCTTTACCACCCACATCTACGCGCGGTAAATCTTTTGCATAGTTGTTAATTAATTTAGCTGCACCTACTTTATCGTAAGAACGGTAAGTAATAGAAGTAATGGCAAAACCACCTTCATTACTAACAGGAAATAAATTACGCGCTGGAAGATCCGCATAAAGTACATCATAAGACTGTGCTTTAATAAGTTCTAATTCACGTTGGAAGAATGCCCCACCTACTGCATCCATCATTTTAAAGTTTGAAAAGTCTGCACTATCCATTGTAGGAATAATGCCCTGATGGATTGAATCCATAATAGACTGATTTAATTGTATACCCATGATTAATATCCTAAGTTATGGTAAACGAATAACGCCAACTGCGCCAGCGACTACATCAGCTTCTAGTGTCCAGCCTGTTAAGTCTGTTTCACCTGCTATAGCTACACCTGCATCAATAACACCCGTTGCATCAACAAAGTTGAGTACATCACCTGCGCTACCCCCTGATGGAATTACTACATTGATCTGACCACTACGCATTACTGCTGCTACATCTTCAGCAGCATAGGATACATCACCAGAATTTAAAGCACCTTCACGCGCTAAATCACGAACTGATACACCTAATACAAGACCAGCACCCGCGCCTATACCCGGATCACATTGACCTGAGTTAGTACCACGTGAAACTATAATACCAAAAGCTACTTCCACTTCTGCTATAAAAGAATCAATTTCATTAAAACCAATATCTGCAACTAAACCAGCTACAGCATTGGCAGTATTAATACTATAAGAAGTTTGACCACTCATAATTTTTTACTCCAAAGTTTATTAAAAATTTAGCTGATTTTTATGCAGCGTTTGTATTACCTTGCCATGCTTTCTGGCTTCTTTCCATAAATGCCTTGCGTGAATCTACTACTTCTACTTCTTTACCATGATCATCAGCATGTTTTGTAAGTGCATCATTTAAAGTATTAGATTTACCACCCATTACATTTTTAGCTACAGCATCAAAACGTGCTAAAACATAATCTTCAGATTTATCAGTAAAATCTAAATCTTTATCAGTAGCAGCTACAACTTCTTTACGAATGGCTACACAATCTTTATCAGTAGCATCAAAGTTTTCAATAACTTTAGCAGCTACAGCAATTACATCTGTACGCTTTGCTACTAATGCATCTAACATTTTTGGTGTAACTTTATTTGCTACTGCATCATCTAACTTAGCTTGAACAGTATCAAGTTCAGTTTTATGATCCGTTTCCATTTCTTTTTTCTTAGCTTTTTCCTTTGCTAATTCTTCTTCAGCATCTTCCGCTTCTTGTTTTGATTTTTCAGCATCAGCCATAATTTTATTAACGGCTTGAACCGTCTGGGCTGGTGCTTCATATTCAATACCGTCAATAAGTATAGCCATGATATTATTACCTTTGTTAAGTTTAATTAAATCCACTACATCATTTATAGCTTCATCACCTATTTTACATTCAGAACCACATCTACCCATTTTAACAATGGCTATATGGTTTCCTTTTATGTTGGTTTGTATAGCATCGTACACATCACCAGCATCCGTTTTACCAGCCACAAAATTTATTTCTGATGTATAGCCATTTGATAATTCAACTTTACCACTTTGAATATCTTTAATTGCTTGCCCATCTGTAACAGTTAAATTAGCAGTAACAAAAATACCATCTTTAGAAACTGTTTCACCTGAATGGCCTACAGTTACATCTTTTGCATTATTTGGATTTACTAATTCTGTAGGGTGGTTGTTTGTAACTGGCTTATTAGAAAAAGAATCCATAGATTCAATTTTAAAAACTTCTTCATCAGGTCGAAAAAGTTTAATAACATCTGATGGATCACGATCAGTAAGACCTAATTCAATTGCAAAATATTCTTGAATTCCTGAACGTGAAATACGCGCATCTTTAATTATTAAAAAACCTTCATCTGTGAAGGTTCTTTTTGTTATTCCTATTTTATCTTGTAGGTACATAAATTACCTTCTAGCTTATTATTTTGCTAAATCAAATATGGTATGGGCCTAATATAGACCATATCACAACAAAAGGGAACAGGGGAGGGCTTGACAATGGCGTTTTTTAGCCATATAGGGCCTAACCTAGCTCTATTACTGGTTCAGCTATACATCTACACTGAATATCTTCCCCCGGATGCCCTGTATCATTAGGTGGATCACTCCACTTAAACCTTTTACCATTGTGGGCCTTGTGGCTTTCCCTTACACGTTCATCTGATGAAGTACGCCATATGTATTCTGTTACACCTAGGTTAGTTTGCCTTCCCTGTGTGATAGCAGCATTAACTTTTTGTGTTTGATCACGTGCTATTAATTTTGCTCTTTTCTTTGTGCTAAAATATCTTTAATAATACCCCCGGATGATTTACCACGCATAGTACCTTGACTAACAATAGTGTTTAGCTTTTTAAAATATTCATCTGGAATAGACTTTATTAAACTTACATTATCATTAACAGAACTTGTAAGAAGTGGCTGTAAACCTTCTTCAGAAATAATACCATTCAAACTTACACCTGTAGCATTTTGTAAAGCTTTATAAAAACGCTTTCTATTTTTTTCATTAACACCACCTACCATTTCACCAGCTATTAATTTTGCTTGCCTTGAAATGTTTAACCATCTATTAGTAAGTGTTTCTAAAATGCCCCCTAAAGTTTGTGCATAATTATCTTGAATATATTCAGGTTCTAACCTTCTTATTGATTCAGTTAATTCTTCTTTAGTTTGTTTAATTAAATCATTAGCTATTTCCTGAAGATCCTTATTATATTTAGCCCGTACAGATCTATCTAAAATTACTCCACGGGCTACCTTTTCTTTTTTAAGCCTTCTAGCTTTGTTCTGTGCTAGACGTTCTTTAATAGGGATAGGTGCAAGCATCTTTAATTACTCCGGGGCCTTTTCTTCTTCAGATTCAGCAGCTATTTTTTCTTCTTCACTTAATTCTTCTTCAGCACCTTCTTCAGGTGTTTCTAAATCTAAATCATCTTCATCATCAGGTTCATCATCAGGTTCATTTTCAAAAGCTTCTATTTCTGCAATATCATCAGCAGTAATATTAGAATATGTTCCTTCCTGCTGTAATTGTTTAGCAACTACTGAAACTTTAACAGCACCCATATCTACATTAATTTGGTCTGCCTGTGCGCCTTTTAATTTAATATCTGATTGCTGTGTTCCTGTTAATTGCCATAAAGGATTAAATTCATAATCCATTTGTTCAGGATCTATACCCATATGACGTGCAAAAACTTGATCAAACTTTTCTAATAGTGGTCTAAATTCAAATTCCTGTTTTTCTTTAATATGATCATAGAAGTTTATTAAATCACTTTCACCTGTAGCATTCATACCTACAGGGGCTTTACCAAATAATCTAGTAGTAGGAATATCAGAAGCAGCACTTAAAATAATCATGAATCTATCTAATATTGCATCAATACCAGCAAAGGTTACATTACGTTTTTCATATTTTTCTTCACTATCTAATAAAGTTACATTGTTATTTGCTTTAATCATTTTAGCTAAAAAGAATCTTTCAGATAATAATTCAGCACCATCAGGGGT